CAAACAAAGTTTCAAATACTCAAATAGATCAAGTTATTAGCTTTAATGCTTCTAACGTTCAATTTGAAACTGCTAACACACAAAACCTACAAGACTTGATTGCAGGTGACGTATTAGAAATTGGTAACGAGTCAATCGGATACCAAGAATTAAGAGTTAGCTCGTTTACAGAGACAGCAGTAAATGTTGAAGCAACACCGGGAGATGCTAATACATCATTCCTTGCTCTATATTCATATGATATTGAGTTCTTTAACAAATACACATTAGCTGAAACAGACTTAGCTAAACTATCAATCAAAAAGAAATGGCAGCATGGAGCAACATTCTCTAGAAAGCCAGACGCTAACCACATTCACGTAGCAGTGATTGATGAGGATGGCAAAATTTCTGGTACTAAAGGATTTATGCTAGAAAAATTCGAAAACATTTCAACAACTGAAGGTGCAGTTTCAGCACAAGGTACTACTAATTATTACGGTACAGTGATTGAAAACTTCTCATCTTGGGTAGCAATCGCTAACAGTGCTCCAATTGGTACTGCAAATACAGCACTTGCTAAGTACGAAACAATGGCTGGTGCAACATCACCGGTTACTGAAACAACTGCTACGTTGTCTCAATTAGGTTTTGCACTAGATACTTTAAGAAGTTCTAACGAAATCGACATTGCGTTCGTATTACAAGGTAAAGGCGATGATGCTGCAACAAGAGCAAACTATATTGTTTCTAACATCTGTGAAACAAGAAAAGATTGCGTTGCATTCCTATCACCATCTAAAGAAGCTGTTGTTGACGAACTTAAAATGAATGCCAAACTTACTAACGTAATTGCATATCGCAATAAAGTTCAAAACTCATCTTATTCATTCATGGATAGTGGATACAAATACCGCTATGATAAGTATAACGACAAATATCGTTGGACTCCATTAAACGGTGATATGGCTGGATTAGCAGCTAGAGTTGAACCTTGGGAATCACCAGCTGGTTTCAGAAAAGGTGTAATCAAGAACGTTGTTAAGTTAGCATTTAACCCTAGCAAAACAATGAGAGATTTATTGTATGGTTCAGACGTTAACCCTGTTATGTCTCAAGTAGGTCAAGGTATTGTACTATTTGGTGATAAAACTGGTTTAGGTCTAACATCTGCGTTTGATCGTCTAAATGTTCGTAGGTTGTTTATCGCTGTTGAGAAATCAATCGCTACCGCAGCTCAAAGCTTCTTGTTTGAATTGAATGATGATTTCACTCAGACACAGTTTAAGAATATCGTAGATCCGTTCTTACGTGATATCCAAGGAAGACGTGGTATTATTGATTACAGAGTAATCAGTGACTCAACTGTCAACACTCCTGAGGTAATTGACCAAAATAAATTCCGCGCAAGCATATTCATCAAACCAGCCCGTTCTATTAACGTTATCGAATTAACATTCGTTGCTACAAGAACAGGTATTGAATTTGACGAAATTGTTGGTCAGTTAACTTAAATAAATAAGAATAGAAAATAGGAGATTAGATAAAATGGCATTCAATATCAACCAGTTCAAATCAGAGCTCGTCGGTGGCGGTGCACGTCCTACCCTGTTCCAATGTCAAATCACTAACCCAATTGCTCCAGAAGCTGACATCAAAACTCCGTTTATGATCCGCTCAGCAGGTATCCCAGAATCAATTCTGGGGCAATTTACGGTACCTTACTTTGGTCGTCAGATCAAGTATGCCGGTGATAGAACATTCGCAGATTGGTCCGTGACCGTAATCAACGATGAAGATTTCGCAGTACGTAACGCAATGGAAGCCTGGTCAAACGCGATTAACTCGCATGACTCGAACACCAGAGCATTACCACAAGACTACAAGTCAACTGGACAGATTACTCAGTTCAGTAAAGATGGTTCAATTCTTAGAACATATATCTTTGAAGGTATGTACCCAGTCAGTATCGACGGTATCCAAATGGATTGGGGACAAGCTGATACGATTGAGGAATTCAATGTAACATTCCAATATGACTTATGGCGTGTTGAGGGTAACACCGGCATTCCAACTACTTAAATAATGGGAAAGTGAATAAATGAAGATTTTTGGTTTTGATATTAAACGAGACACTGAAGAGGAGGGTTTTACACCTTCCTCTTTTGTTGAGCCTCAAAATGACGATGGAGCTATCACCGTTGGTAATGCAATGGGTGGCTTCTATAGTACACTCTTGGACATGGAAGGAACTGCTAAAACTGAGTCGGAATTAGTAACAAAATACCGAGGTTTAGCACACCAGCCAGAAATCGCACAGGCTGTTGACGAAGTAATCAACGAAGCCATTAGTGTAGACACTGACGATAAAGTTGTTGAAATCCTTTTGGATGATACAGACTTACCAGACAAAGTTAAGAAAATGGTTATAGAAGAGTTCGATGGCATCTTGTCATTGTTAGATTTTTCTGTTACTGCATACGAAACGTTTCAAAAATTCTACGTTGATGGTCGTTTAAACTATCACGTTATTATTGATCCGGAAAACATTGCCGAAGGCATTAAAGAATTACGATATGTAGATCCGCGTAAACTAAAACTCATTCGTGAAGTTGATAAACGCGAAAAGGATCCACATTCAGGTATCCCAGTTAAAAAAGTTAAGTCAGAATATTATATGTATTCTGAAACAGGTTTTGGCTCAAATAAAACGAGCTCAGCAAGTGGTGGTACACAAGGATATAAGATTGCTAATGACTCTATTGCTAGAGTTACTTCAGGCGTAATGAATGAAAACAATTCATTAGTATTATCTTATTTACATCCTTCAATTAAACCGCTAAACCAGTTAAGGATGTTGGAAGATGCAACAGTTATTTACACTATTACACGAGCTCCTGAGAGACGAGTGTTCTACATTGACGTTGGCAACTTACCTAAATCAAAAGCTGAGCAGTATCTAAGAGATATGATGGTTCGCCATAAAAACAAGTTACAATATAACTCGTCAACTGGTGAAATTACAGACGCTCGCAAAATGATGACAATGACTGAAGACTTTTGGTTCCCTCGTCGTGGCGGTGAACGTTCAACTGAAGTTGATACGGTGGCAGGCGGTAACGCTGCTGGATTAACAGACGATACGAATATGCAATACTTCCAACGTAAACTATACAAATCTTTAAAGGTTCCGTTATCTCGTTTAGAGCCAGAGACAATGTATTCGTTTGGTCGTGTTTCAGAAATTACTCGCGATGAATTAAAATTTAGTAAATTCATTAAAAGACTAAGAGCACGTTTTACAACCATCTTTACATCGATACTTGAAAGGCAATTACTACTTAAAGGTGTATTAACGCCAGAAGAATTTGCTGAAATCAAAAACGCTATTCGTTATGATTTTGTACAAGATAACTATTTCCAAGAGCTTAAAGAAGCTGAAATCACTCGTGAAAGACTCAGTACTCTACGTGAAGTTGAGGAACATGTTGGTACATACTATTCTAGAGAATGGGTATTACGCAATGTTCTCCGCATGTCAGAAGAAGAAATGGGCGACATGAAGGATCAAAT